AGCACCTCTAACAGAATTTTTTAAAAATTTTTGAGGGATCATTATTCTTTTATATAAATTATATAAATTTTGGTAGATAGTAGAGTATGGAAAAGCTTATATACTAGCGATTCTGATAAGAATAGTAGGGATAACAACCCGGCAAGGGTTGTAAACTTGGCTGTTGAGCGAAACCCAGTTAAAAGCTGAAATTAGTAAACTCACCAATGTTGAATATCCCTATCATATTCAAAAGATAGCAACACGCCAAGATAGCAACACGCCAAGGGTGGGGTTGTAGACCTTGGCTGTTAGGTAGAAAAGTAGGTGGACATCAAGACTCCACGAAAAGTAAACTTACCTTGGTCGCATATCTTCATATTCATAGTCCAAGTGACTAGTTGTTGCGATGGGTTCAGGATTATCCTGTTTCAAAGTTAAGCCTTATCACTCCAACTTACTCGCCCTAAAAAGCCATTGGCTGTTGAACACATTAAGACATCACGAATTCAATTAATTGTCTAATCGGTTCTTGTGTGTTTACCGATGTTGGACACTTTAACTAATGGGTAAGTTTGCCCGATTGCTGTGCTTTGATTTGTGGTACCAACATTGATAAGGTTGGAATCATGTTTCCGATTGGATAGACTAAGTTGCTTCGATTGTTAGAAGGTACCAAATCTGGCTTTAGGGGAAGGTAGGTGCAAATCCTATGATGCCCACGATTATATTCATAAAAACTAAAACGAGGAAATAAACAATGTATGAGAAAAGCCGTTATGATAAGACATACAACAATGATTATAAATGTGATGCAGATGAAAAATTACTTCATGGAGTAATCTTTGAATTAGCTGCTGAATGCCCTTTAAGCTGGATACCTAAAGATGGATAAAGCAATAACTAATTTAATAGCCAAGATTAATAATAAAAATCTAAAACCTAAAATTAACCTAAATAGGCCCATCTACCTTCAACCAGAAGATAGAATTAGATATCGGGCAATCAGATTAATGATTATATTTGGTCAATTAAAAACAAAAAATGGATTGAGTAAAAAAGTTATAGCTTGTATTGATTTTTTATTAAGAAATACAGGTTTTCAGAAGAAATTCATAATTGAATATTTTAAAGATCAGAAGAATCTCATATCTAAACTTGATCAATATTGTCCGGAAGATAATATTGTGAATGATTTTAATATAATTCACTATAAAAGTGTACCCTGGGATTTAAGATACAATGATATGTTCTTGTATCTAAAAACAAGAGATTTAATTTCTTTTAAAGGTGAAAAAGATAAAATACGTTTTTTTTTAACTTCAAAAGGGGAAGAAATATATAATATGTTAAAAGATACATTTCCAAATGAAGTTAATTTTTTAGAAATATTTGGTAAGCGAATGGATCAAGAAAAAATAATAAATATAATTACAGATGTAATACCTAACACTTATTGGAGGGAAAATGAGAAACTTATCTGTTAATGGACTAAAATACAAGATTAAATGCGAGGACAAAAGCACATATGGTGCGTTTGTTCCATTCAAGAAAGGTTTAAATATAATTTATGGACCTAATTCAGTTGGTAAAAGTAGTATAATTCTGGGATTGATTTATAGTATGGGTATGGAAAAAAGCATAGGCATATTTCAAAATAAACAAAATCCATTCAAGCCAGAGTTCTACGATAAAATTGATAATAAAAAAGTAATTGAATCTGAAGTATTTTTAGAGATTTCAAATGGTGATAAGGTTATTACACTTTCTAGACCTCTAATTGGTAAAACTGAGGTTTGTTGCATTAAAGAATGTAAATTGGAAGATTATGATAACTCCGAAGGAATAGATTTAATTGCCGAAGGTCAAGGGGTCATGAGCGATAATGGACTTCAGAAATACTTATTTGATTTTTTAGATTGGAATATAGTGGAAGTTCCAAGATATGAAGGAGAACCTTCAAAATTATACATAGAAAATCTTGCACCCTTATTTTATGTTGAACAAACTGCTGGTTGGTCACAAATACAGGCGAGGCAGATTACGAGATATGGCGTTAAAGATATTAAAAAAATTGTATTTGAATATTTAATGGGACTTGATAAATTTGAAATTCATTTAGTAGAACTTAGGCAAAAAGAGCTTAGAGAAAAAATTAATTTCGAAGAATTAGATTTAGAAAACAAAGAAATGAATTTATTAGTACTAGGAAATGCTACTACAGATGACGACCATAATTTATTTATTCAACACAATTCCTATGGAAAACTATTAATTACTGATTTAATTAGTCAATTATCTGAAAATGTATCTGAAAAAATAGAAAAAATAAAAGATTTAAATAAAACAAAAGAAAATGCGGATTCTTTTGAAAATAGAGAAAGAAATCAATTAAGAGAAACTGCACACAAAAGACGAACGGTGGCAGATAAAGTTAATGCATTATTAAGAGAAATTTCAAGTTATAATAATTATATAAAGAATATTGAGACTAACAGACTTAAAAACTTACAATTAAGAAAGATAAATGAAACTTTATCAAATATAAATATAGATTCTTGTCCAATTTGTGAGTCTAAACTATCTAACACTGAAGAAGGATTTTGTCATTTATGTAAGGAAACTATGACTAAAATATCTTCTCCTGAAGAAAATATTGCTTTTCTCGAGGATGAACGTTCTTCTTTCATCATAATTCTTAAGAAAAAAAGTATAGAACTAGAAAAGGCAAAACAACAATTAAAAGATCTAAACGAATTGGAAAGAGAACAAATTGAAAAGTTAAATTTTCAATTAAAAACTTATTATGGTGCTGATCTTCAGAAAATTAGAGAGATTCAATCAGAAGCAGACCAAATTCAAAATGAAATTCAGAAATATAAAACAATCAATAATCAATGGGCGGATTTAGAGGCAATTAGGGGGAAAATAGGTGAATATATTAATGAAGAAAAGGGATTAAAAGATCGGTGGAAAAAATGATTACTGGAGAACATGTATTGGAAGCTATACGAGTATTACAATCTAAAGATATAATGCTTGATAGATTAATCTGTTCATCCAAAGCAATCAATGACCTTCGAAACCATGACCAATTTATTAATCTTCCAAATTATAAGGGTGCTCAAGAAGTAGGAACCATCTTTGGTATGAAAGTTATCCGAGAAACACTTGTTCAAAATGATTCAATGTATGTCATGGGACCAGATGCTGCTTTGTGCATTAATGCTGATGGGACAATGCAAGGGGCTTATGCACCGGGTGGAATTATTGATGCAATGACTAAAGAATTATTAGCTATACACGACCCAAAACCTTTCAAACCTAAGTGTGGAATTTGTGCAGTTTTAGGAAAATATTGTAAGAGGCATAAATGACTAAGAAATTTACTCAAGAATATGGTATAGACTTTGCAACTAAAGGTGGAGATACCTCCATCACTATGACCCATATTAAAAATGCACTTGATACGATTAATGAAGAATCATCAACTATTCACGACCAAAAACCTTTCAAACCTAAATGTGGGATTTGTGCAGTGCTTGGTAAATATTGCAAGAAACATCAAGTTATTGAAGAAAAAAAGGATGGTTCAACTTATGTTAGGTGGAAAAGTAGTAGTAAATCCATAAGGACGGCTCAAAGATCAAGACAATGGGAGAAATCTATGCCTAGGATAAACAAGAGTGTAGGAGACATAACAACAAGATGATAATAACAACAGAAAAATATTCAATCCAGAGTGCTGGATTAACAAAGAATGCTAAACAAGCTAGAATTATATTCAGTTCTAGCACTAGGGACAAGATTGGATTGAAGTCCAAAATAGTAAATGTAATAATCTTAGAGGAAGGTGAAAGGGTTACTGCTGACGAACTTAACGAGAAGTTAGACAGGTTGGAAGAAATCAATGACCTGTATAAGAAAGTGATTGATATGAAAGAGGATTTGAGATGACCAAGAAAGATTTATATGAATACAAATTAGGGGAATTATGCCCAGAACCTATGATGAATGGATTGTTGGAAGCAAACAGTAAATTAGTAAAAGTTGCTTATACATTCCAAGATTCAGAAGGTACACAAATGACAACTGCACTATCTCATGAAGATTATGAAGACGCAGATGAAGATTATGAAGACGCAGATGAAGATTATGAAGACGCAGATGAAGATGATGCAGGGTGGGACGAATGATGAGGTTCATAAGAAAACATTTAGCTATTTGGTTACTCTCTAGGATGACTCCATTCAATATGCCACTTACAGCTGAAGTTGCAAAGAGATGGAACCATTTGTATGGGGTCAAATTAACTAATGGGAAAATTAAAATAGATTGGGACATTGTATGGCAAGGAAGAAAAAAGCAGTAACTACAGCAACAGGGAAATTACCAGGGAATGACCCTAAGATGTTTAAAGAGATATTTCAAATGATCTGTACTGATTATGATGTAAAATTGTCCACTGACCAACTGGTTGTGAATCGTATGGCATCAACAATCATGCACATAAGGAAATGTGAAGAAGTTATTGCCAAACATGGAATGTGCCTTACAGACGCAAATGATGAGATTAAGGTTAATCCTTTCTCAGTATATCTTACACAACTCAATGGAGAATTGCGTTCATTCGTAAAAACATTGAAACCAATAAAAAGAGAAACAGAAGCAAGTCCAGGAGACTTTGCATCATTATTAGCACAAGCAAGGGGTAAAAAGAAATGAAAAGATTACAAATAATTAATGGAATAGAAACATTCAAACAAGATGGTGAAGAAACATTTGAAATTAATATGACTTATGTTACTGACAGAAAAGGAATGTTAGAATTTTTGGATGAATACAATAAATGATGTCACCAGCAACATTGACTGATGTTCATCAGATTAAGAATGGTGAAACCCATTGGGTGGATTTTAATGAATTAAAGTTAGTTATGAAAGAGTGGGAAGCATATTACAACAAATTGAGTGACGAGGGAAGATTGGGAGATAGACCGACCAGAGATGGTATTGCAGGATTTATCAATTATTTTACACATAATGGCAAAGGCGAAACAAAAACAATTAGATCCGAATAAGATTTTGAACGATCCAGTATATTTTATTGAAGAAGTTATCGGCATGAAGTTGGTATCTTTTCAAGCACAATGGGTCAGAGACATCTTAAAATATCATAGGCTTACTTACATGGCGTTCAGGTCAAGTGGTAAGACTAGACAACTGTTCGTAAACTTTTTCCTGTGGTGTGCAATCACTCGACCACAAACTCAATATTTAATAATTTCTAAGACTTTACCTCAAGCAATTGAAGTATTGAAAAGTATAAGGGTTACAATTCTTACTACTCCAATGTTAAAATCATTAGTACCATCTAATCGTTCACAATCATGGAGTCGTACTGAACTTGAACTTAACAATCAAAGTAGAATCTTGTCAAAAGCTTACAACGAGAATGTAAGGGGATACCATGTAGATGGTGTTGGTTGCGATGAGATGGGCGAGTATGAAGACCATGAAGTTTTGAAGAAAGCTGTATTACCAACTATCCGTGCAAAGAGAGGATTCTTTATCGGTGTTGGAACTCCAAAATCTGAATTAGACTTACTACATGAAATCGAAAGAGACCCTGGCTTCAAATCTATTCACTTTGATAGGTTTCCAGCTGAAGGAGAAAAAGGTGAGTTGTTTAAAGAAAGGTACCCAGACACTATTATCACAAGAGTTCCTGGTGCCGTTGAGATTCGTGACAAGAAAACTAATCAGATTTTGGAAACTTACAGTAACATGACTTGGGCGCAGGAGTTCTTATTACAACCTGTTTCTATGAAAGATAAATTGTTCCCAGACGTATTAATCAAAGCTTGTTTAGACCCAACATTATCTTTCCAACCAGCAGTAAAGAATATGTGTCAATATTTCATGGGTGTGGACTTTGCAATGTCTGCACAGGCAGGGTCAGATTTTACAGTAATCACCATCTTGGAAAAACACCCTGGGTCTACTAAACTAAAAATTGTTTGGATGGAGCGTATGCGTGGCATGGATTATGTTATGCAGAAAAGTCGTATTCAAGAACTAGCAATCCAGTATCAAATCACTAAAGCATTAGGCGACGAGAACACATTTGGTAAGACTTTCATTTACGATTTGAAAGCTATGGGTGTACCGATTGATGGATATAAGTTCACTTACCAATCCAGTTCCAAAGAAGAGTTAATCAGAGCATTGCGAGATCAATTTGATAAACAAGGTTTTATAATCCCTTATTCACAAGATGATGTAAAGACATATTCAGTAATCAAAACTATGATTGACGAACTGACCAAATTTGGTATTGTGTTCGACATGAAAAAGAAGAAAGTGAGTTTTGAAGGAACTGGTAAACATGACGATTGTGTTATCAGTTTAGGATTGGCAACATTTATTGCAAGGAATATATCTATGGGATTGTTCAGTGCAATCAAAGGAAGTGGGAAACATAACCCATTCATGATGAAATAAAATGAAAGAAAAAATAATACTTTATGAAAGCGATATTAAAACAATGATTGTATTTAACATCCTTAAGAAATGTTTATAGAGTAATTGTCACTAATGACATTATTGTCATACAGCGAGATTGGTTGAGATATCACCTAGGGTAATGCGCAACTTAGGAAAGTCTTGTGGGGTTCGATTCCCTTCATCGCTATTGCAAGGCAGGTATCGTTTTAGGCAACGAAGCGAAAGGTAATATTACGGGTTATGAATTCTTGTTTTGATCTCCCACCTCCCTCTAAAACCTGTCTTGCTCATTTTCCTAGAATCAACTGCAAAGCTTAATTAGGAAAAAATCTTTGGATTCTCCTTAGGGACGGTTGGTGATTGCTTTTTCTTTAGATAGTGTTAAAAAGCCTAACTTCCTAGTTTAATGAATGGTAGGCATTCTAGAGAGAGCAAAATCCTTTTTCTTTAAAGAAGGTGGAAAAGCATTCGTGCAAGTTCCAAAAGCAAGGTCATCTTCTTTAATCAGTGAAGACCCAGAAGACAACGTAAGTCAAAGGGTTGAACAATTCAAAGTATTAAGACGAGCATATGACAGAGTTCCCTTAATTACTGCAATTATTGATGTTCAAGCAGATCAAACTGTTCAAAAGTTCTTTTTTGTAGGTCCAAATGATAAAAAAATCACAGAATTTGCTGATAAAGTGAATTTAATGAGCTTTTTTCACAGAATGACCAAATCTATGTTACTTTATGGCAATGCTTATGTAGAAGTTGTTAAAAGTAAGAAAGGCAAAGGTACTATTCAAGAACTCAAAATCATAAATCCTATCTGGATGGATGTATGGAGGAAAAATACTGGTGATGTAATTGGATTCACACAAACAATCAAAGGTAAAGAGGCTGTCTTATGGGGTATGACTGGAAATCGTGAAGCAGATGCAAAATTCCCAAGAAGAATTAAATCTATTGATTCTATTGCACATTTCAAATATAATGTGTTAGGTTCAGAGAAATATGGGCGAAGTATCATAGCTCCAACTCTTGGACCTCTCCAAGCTAAGTTAGATGTAGAAATGGATCTAGCTAAAGTTATTCACAAATATGTAGCGCCACTTATCTGGGCAAAGGTTGGTAACGATTCGTTCCCAGCAAATTCAACAGCTGTTGGTGACATTTCAAATACACTTAACGATTTACAAGCTGAGTCTGAAGTTACAACTTCACATCTTGTTGATTTACAAGTTCTAGATTTCAATTCTAAAGGTATGGATATTAAGACTCCAATTGAATATTTATCACAACAAATCATAACTGGTGGACAAACGCCTCCAGTACTTCTAGGTATCGGTGGAGCTAACAAAGCAGATGCAGAAGTACAACTTAGAGCATTCGGTAGACATATCAAAGCTATTCAAAGAGAACTTAAATATGAATTTGAAGATAACATTATTGTTAAACAAGGTTTAGGTACTGAGAAAGATAAACTGATATGGGAACGTTCAGAAGAAAGAGAATGGGAATCTGATGTAGATATTCTTAGAGGTTTAGTTACTGATGGAGTTATCACTGCACAGAAAGCTAACGATTTGTTACCTGAAAGATTCAATGAGAAATTGCCAGAACCAGTAGACCCTATGGGAATGGATCCAAATGGTGTTCAAAAACCTAGACCCAACCAAATGAAAACTGATAAAGTTAAAGATAATCCAAAAGACCCAACTCTTACCACTAAAGATAAAAAAACTAATGGTGCTAGAGTCAATAAAACTGACAGGGAAATTCCTGTAATGAAGAAGAAATGAACAATCTATTCAAAATTATAGTAGGAAGAGGTCACGAAGAACCCAAAGTTATGGAAATCGTAGACCAGAATGGTAATCATATTGGTGAGTATTGTGACAAGAGAGATTCACGAGACCATGAGAAACCATATCATATAATTACTGAAGAGGCTAGAATTGATCCAGCAGGTCTTATCAATAGGGTGATGAAAAAATGATGATAAAATGTCCTATTTGTAAAGAGTATCATTCTGTTATGGATTATGATAAAGATGATTTTATATGTTCAAATTCTGGACCAACCCCTCATACTTTCAAAGGTGTTAAACCAACTGATATTCTTACAAGTGGTAATTATCCACAAAATTTTGCAAGTACAAGGGTTGATGAGATATTACCAGTTACACTTGTAGATTTGAAACCAGCTAGAAATAAAAGAGGAGACCCTGTAGGAAAAAGGATCAAGAAGTTACGAAGTATATGATAATACTGTTGGTAGTGGTACATTAATAGCTGACACAGATGCTGTTAAAGTGCTTGGAACACAAGAATTTGGAGCACCTTTCATGAAAACGACTTGAGAATCAGCAATGCAAAAGTAAGCGAATTGGATGGTAAGCTCCAGAAATTTTCGCAAGTGTTAAAAAGCCTGAAATCGTAGATTAGATATACCATTTACTTAGGCAAATAAAATAGGTGACAAATGACAGACAGAATACTTGAAAACTTAGAATTTACATTTACTCCAGAAGTAATTGTAGAATCAGATAATTCTAAAGCTGGTTGGCTTAAAATCGGTGGAATTGCATTGAATGAATGCATTTCTAAAAATAATAATAAATATACTATTAAAAATATTCAAGAGAATGATGGTAGACAGTTCAAATGGTTGTTTGGTCATCCTAAAAAAGCTGAGAAACATGTTGTTGGTCTTGGTACTTTTAATGAAAAAGATAATATGCTTATTCACGAAGGAGAAATCCGTAACACTGCTGAACATCCAGATGTTGTTGAAGCAGTTAAAGATGGTTTCCTAAAACCTTCTATCCACGCAAGAGCAAGTAAAGTGCGTAGGAATAAAGAAGGTAATTATGAAATGGAAGGATTAAAAATAGATGGTGTTGGATTAGTAGCATTTCAAGGTGTTGGGAAAGCATCCATTGATTATGCAATAGCAGAATCTTTTAACAAGAAAATGAATGAATTGATTGAATCTTCTGAAGAAGGAGAAAACGAAGACAAACCAAAAGGTGATAATATGACAGAAGAAAAAAAACCAGAGGATGTTCAAGCAAAACCTTCTTCAGAAAAGAAGAAAGTAATGCCTGAAGAACCTAAAAAAGAAGAAAAGAAAGAAGTTAAAGAAGCTTCCGAACTTTCATTAGTTCTTGAAGAGATTAAATCTCTAAGAGCAGAAAACAAAGCTATCAAAGAATCAATTGAAACTAAAGCTGAAGCAAAACCCGTTCAGGAAGAAGCTAAAGATGAAGAAGAAGTTGCAGAATCTGTAGCAGTTGTTGAAGAAGGGAATGTTGAAAGTAAACAAGAAATTGTTGAACACGACAAACAGGGCTCATATGCTATTTCAGAATCAGCAGTGAGAGATTTTAATAAAGAGCTAAGAGACGCTCTTAGAGGATAGGTGAAATAAATGACACAAAACGCATTCGAACTATCTGATGAAGGAAGAACAATAACTATTCTGAATGATTCAGGTACAACTGCAATTTTAGCAGGAGACATAGTATACTCAGCAGCTAATGATGACGTACTAGGTGGAACTGCAGCATCAGCAAGAAACGCTTATGACGCAGGAGATATTAAAGGATTACCAATGAAATCTTTAGACACAGGTTACCAAAAGGTAATAGGTGTTGCATTACAAGACATTCCAGCAGATGGATATGGATCAATTGCAATGGAAGGGATTTTCATTACACCAACAGCAGAAAACTCTGAAGCTGGAGACCCAGTTCAAGGTATGGAAGGTGCAGGTACAACTACAGTAATCGCAAACAAACTACAAGTTGCAGACAGTTTTGATCACAAAATTGGACAAGCACTAACTGGTGGTTCAGCAGATGGTAAATATATCATCTGGAAATTAGCATTATAAGGAGGATATGAAAAATGCCAAGTCAAATACTAACAAGTGATAATGCAGATTTTGCAAGTGCAACAGCAGGTTCTGGTACTACATCACATCTAATCCCAAGAAAACTTCTGGGAGAAGTAATTAAAGCAGTAAGAAAGAAATTAGTACTTAGAGGATTATCAGCTAGATACTTCGGACCTTCAGCAATTCCAGGAAGAACATTAGTTATTCCTATGCAAAGTGAGATTACATCAGACACAGCTCTTCCAGTGGACAGAGTTGGAGAAGGTGGAGAAATCCCTATGGGACAAACTCAATTTGAAAACAAAACTCTAACACCTATCAAATACGGTGTAAGAATTGGTGTTTCACAAGAGATGCAAGAAGATGGAATCTTAGATTTACTATCTTACCACGCAGAACTTGCAGGATACGAATTTGCAGATAATGAGGAATCTCTTATTGTTTCACAACTAGACGCAGCAGCTACTGCTTCAGCTAACACTGTGTCAAACTCTAACGCAACACTTCCAATCTCCGACATTACTGCAAGTATGCAGCAATTAGAAGAAAAGAACTATATGCCAACACACATGATCGTTGGTGCAGAAGTTGCAAATGATTTAAGAAACATCGACACTTTTGTTGAAGCTGATAAATCAGGAGTTATGAACCCTACTAAAAGAATGATTGGAACTATTTTCGGTATGAAAGTAATTGTATCCAATAATGTTACAGCAACACTTGCTTACATTATTGATGCTAACCACGCATTCATCATTGGGGAGAAAAGAGCTTTAACAACTAAGAAATATGCAGATGTTGCAAGAGATTCCGAGTATGTTGCTATTACTCAGAGATTTGCTACTGTTTATCTTAGAGCTGAAGCTGTTTCAGAAATCACAACAACTTAAGGTTGTTGCTTTTTTTATTTTTTTTATTTTAATATAATATAACGGGTGAATAATAATGGTTATGAATAATGGATGTAAAAACGGATTAAGTGGTGGACTTAGCGTAGACGGAGAAGCTTTCCCTGCAATTGAATCAGGTGTAGGAACTCCAGCACACTCAGCACCAAAAGGTACTGTTTATGTAGATTTGAACGCAACATTAGGAACTGCCTCTCATTTTAGAAATACTACTGGTGCTTCAGTTTGGGCAGCAATGAGTGATGATTAAAGTGAAAGGTAAAGCACAATTGGAAGCTGATATTGCAAGATGGCAAGGTGTAAATAAATACATCGTTAAAGAAGCTAAACGGCAATTGAAAGAGTTGAAAGGCTCAAAACCAGTAAAGGAAAAAGGGAAGGTTAAGATTGAGAAATCTATACCTGTTCAAAAGAAAGATTATGAGAAGACTTTATTCGCAATGAATAAGGCAGAACAAGTTGATCTATTGAACGAATTAGGTGCAGAATCTATTCCTAAATGGGAAAAAGATAGAGTAAAGTTAATAATCAAATTAATAAAATAAAAATAAAATACAGGTGTTTGAAATGAATGATATGGTAGATATTACCCCTAGAGGGATTGACCCAAAAAGTACAGGTCAAGCTTTTATTAAAGCTGCAGTGTTTCAGGAAACTGAAATTAAACAAATCTTAGATAATCCAGCAGGATTAACAAAGGAAGGAATCAACGAAAAGATTGCTATCTGGAAGAAATCTAATAATGGTCAGTGTAAGGCAAAGTATAATACTATGCTGAGAAAGTGTGCTAATATTAAGGAATCTGGTACTGAGATTGTTCCAATGAAAAGTGGAAGAAAAGTTAGATATATCATTCTCGCAAGAGATGCAAATGGTAAATCTACTTGGACTAAAGAAGATACTTCTTATGTTCTTAAGGAAGAAAAAAAATAATAAGGTGATTAATTATGGCAACAGGAGATGTAATTATTGTAGGTCCAACTACACCAGACAAATTAGATGCACTAATGGGTACTCAAGCAGTAGTTGCTGACAGTGTTACAATGTGTAGTATTTCTGGAAGTCAAGTATTGGTTATGATAATCAAAGCATAAGGGTTAGGCACTTTACGCCTACAATTTTTGATTGACAAGAGGTAGATTTGAATGAAATGGATTCTAAATATTAAAAAAGGTACAACAGTAAATCATCCACTATTAGGTAAGATAGAAGGTGGAGTAGCTCAAGAAATAGATGAAGAGTATATACCCCAAGTAAAAAATCTAATCAACATTGTGGTATTTGATGAAGTTGTTCACAATAAAGAAAGTGTTAAAAAGGATATAACCGAGGAATAGATTATGACAGTTACAATAGCACAGATTTCAGCAGATACAGGTGAGATTTATGATGCAGTTGATGGTGGAACTACAGCAGTGGCTTCAATTATTACAAGGGCTACAGATTTTGCAACAGCAGCAGGTTCTGCAGAAGATACAATCGTTAGACCTTTAGCAGACGCAATGGTCGTTACACAAGTTATGGGTGGGGTTGATTCAGTAAACAAAACAATTGGATCACTTTCAGTTGGTCAGAAGGATATGAGGTCAATGCACAGTAACTTTATGGCTGAAGCAAAGAAATCAGCAATAATCAAGGGGATATCTCTTGACGGATATAAAATCCTGATGGATGATTCAGCACAATGACTGTAGGAACTTCATTGAGAAGTGCAGCTAGAAAACTTATTCAAGATTTCGGTAACAATGGTTCACTTTACACTTATTCAACAGCAACCAAAGCTAGTAATTATGAAGGTGATGTAACAGTTTCCAGTTGGGGAACAGCAACTGCAGTACTAATGGTTGATGGAGACCTTGTAAAAGATGTACTAACTTTATCTGATCAAGGTATTGAAACTTTAGGTTCAGATGTTAAAGCTGTAAGAGATGATACAACGATTGCAGTTAATGATAGATTAACTATGCATTCAGAAGATTTCAAAGTTACACAAGTTAAACCAATTTATATTAATCAAAATGTTCTGGTCGTCCAGTTCATTTCATTTGAAAAAGTGACAGATACAACCAATTGGTAAATGTCACTAATGACAATAATGTCACCAACGAAGGTGTAATATGACAGTAACAAGAGCAACTCTAAGAACAAGTGCATGGGATACAGTTTACACATATTTACAGACTACAAACCCTATTTCTACTAATAATATATTTTCAGCATGGAACTCACAACTTGTAAAAGATAATGGTGGGTATCCAATAGTGATTATTTCACCACCTAAACCATCATTCAACAAATTGACGATGGCTGGTAATTACACTAACTCTGAAGTTGATATGTTTATTGAAGTTTATCATAATTCATCACAAAATTGTAAAGCGTTAGCAGATGAAGTTACTGCAAAGTTATTAGCAGGGAGAATCACCTTTGCTGGTCAGAGGCTAAAGAATATGCAAATTGATGGTGGGGATGCAGATACTTGGCAAGAAGGTATCAAGAAAATCCACAAGATAAGTTTCAATATAACATTCAGATATGTGAGTGAGTAATGGTAAGGTTAAAAACCAAAAACTGGAATATGACCATCAAGAAGATAAATATTGCAGCTAAAGGCATAAAATCTAACTTGGCAGTATTCAACGCATCTAAAACTTTCAAAAGTTATGTTCGACAAAACATCACAGCTTTAGGGCATGACCCTGGTGGTAAAAACCACAATACACCAACTCAATTGATCAGTTTATTACAAGGTCCAGAGAAAAGTGATAAGGGTTATGATGTTTCAATGAAGAAGTATATCACACAATCCAAATCCACTAACAAATCTTACAATCTTGCACAGATTGTTGAGACTGGTACATACCAACATTTTATTCCTAAATATGTTAATGGTAATTTGGTTGGTGTTGCTAACCATCCAGGAAGTGTAGGAAGATGGTTCTGGAAAAGAGCTGTGAAAAGGTTCAACCAAGAATTTGATGATTTGATGAATGATGAAGTGTCTAAAGAGACGAAATTAAAATTTACAAAAAAATAATACGGAGAAAATAAAATGGTAACACATTATGAAGGTGAAGATGTAATAATTACATTTGAAAAAGAAGGAAGTGCGACTATCAGCAATGTTGATGGTAAAGTATTAAATTGGAATTTATCTGGTGGGTCTCAACCTACTGATGAAGTATTCGCTTTTGGAAATAAAACATTTAACATACAAAAACCAAGAGAGAAATTCCAAATTGAATTTGAAGTTATGATTAACAATACTGATTTTGATTTTATTCAGTTTGGTTCATACAAAGCAACAGATACATTATCCACTTCAAACAAGTTGATAATGAGTGATCAAGCAACATCTAGGTGGAGAGTAGTTTTCTGGTTCCAAGATGCACAGTATCATACAAAAACAGGTACAATAGTTGTCCCTTCAAAAGCTCAAAGCATATACCGAATGATTTGTGTAGATGTTAAATCAGTAACATTCGACAAAGAGTTTGCAGCAGACGAATATATGAAAGGTACTCTAACACTTGAGTTCTCTTCAACAGATGAACTTGGAAACCCTAACTTCATTGAACAGGAAGGAATCCATACAGGTGGAACTACTTCAACTCTTCTAGCTAGTATGACTACAACTGCAGTTGATGCAGCAAGTAATGTAGGATTATTGGATAAAGCTAAAGGGTATCTTACTTGGACAGCAGCAGTAGGAACAACTGCAGCAGCATGGACAGCAGGAACTACAGCTACTAGATACAGGAAGGTCTAAATGAAATCTGAACTTATATCCTACACTCGTAGAAAGGGTGATATGCTTATTGCAGGAAAGTATAAGTTAGAAGATTTTATTAAACGGTTTCCTGAAGAAGCAGCTAAAAGGGGTTTAATTAATAAACCCAAGAAAACTAAGAAAGATTAGTTATTTTTTATTTTTTTTTAATTTTGATTTGATGGATGTGATAGATATGATATATGAAGAATATGGTCAATATAGCGATGTAAAAATTGCAATAGTTATTCCTTACAGACCTGGGAATAGAGAAATAGCAACAAAAGCAGCAAAGTTATCCATTGCGAGAGCAGGAATGCATTGTAAAGTATATACAATACAAGATGCTAACAAAAAAGGCTGGGTAAATGCACAGAATTGGGCATTTAATAATCTGGAATTTGATTTCTACATTTATTCTTGTGACGATTATGTTCCTTGCAGGAACTTTTTATCAAGGGCATATGTTGCACATTTAGGTACCAATAAACAAGTTGTTGCTTTCAATGATGGCAAGTGGGATGGTGCAATGGCAACAGTCGCTCTTGTTAAAAAAGAATTTGCAGAGACTTTAGAAGATGGCAACTTATTCTGCAAAGGATACTTTGGAAATTATGGGGATCCAGAATTAACTGACCATGCAATGCATGCAGGACAATATGCTTATTTAGCAGATGTACCTTTCATGGAAGTTGAATATGAAAAAGAAATCAACCCTCATGTGAATGCAAAAGATAGGACTACATATCTGGCAAGACCTTATACTCACAAGAGGTTCTCCTAATGGAATCAGATAGATTTAGTCCTTTAATCAAATTCGGAGCTAAGAAATGAAATTTTGTCATGCAATGATTGGAAGGGAAGTCCCTAAGAATATTAAAGATACATTAAACGAACAACCAGCTAGGTCTGGAATGTATAATTGGATATTTGCATTACAAGGTGGTATTGAACCTTTCTGGAAATTGAAAGAGCATGTAGATGATTATGATGTTATTCAAGTAAATATGTCTCCAAAGGATATGCCAATGATTCCTGAGTTAGAAAGATTAACTAGGAACAGTTCAACGCAACTTGTTTTGAATAATGATTATGTTTGTGAGTATTGGGGTAAATTCAATATCTCTCCACTACATTATCAACAAGTGCAGAGAATGGGTGATATGGTATTCACTACTGAAAAACATCAAGCTAGTAATATGATTGATGGGACTTATCTTATGACTCATCCATCCGATACTCATGCTTTAAAGAAGTTAGGTACTAATCAGTCAAGAAATAGTCTTGGATTTGTTTATCATTGGTGGTCTGGACAAACATACTTACCTCATTTAATTATGGAAAAAGCTAAGAAGAAGTTTGGATTTGATCAGACTAATGTGTTAAGTTTCAACAATCACACTGCTGAAATGAGTAGTTGGTGTAGTACTATGTTTGATAAGATTGCACCCGTTATGCCTTTCCCAGAATTTGCACAATTTATTCAAGGTGAGAGGTTGGTGTACGATCCGAATCAATATCATACTTATGGAAGGAATGGTGTAGAGTTAGCTTGTTGGAAGAAACCAGTTGTTGGAAGTAACAGAGTATTTTCTTACAATAAACTGTTCCCAGAATTAACAATTGACCCATTTGATAGGCATGATACTATGAATAAGATGGAAAAAGCATTAGGTGACACTGATGACATTGTTAATCAAGCATACAAAGATGTGGAATATTTCAATTACAAAAATTCAGTTAAAAGGTTCAAAGCGAACTTAGAAACTGCAACTGACCGTGGTGGTCGAGACTGGTACATGAAAAATGGATAAAGATATAACAATTAACAAAACTATGATTGAACTTATGCAATGGATTACTAATAAGGCTAAGTGTAGAGAGATCGTTACCCCTGAACCTTATTTATGGTTGCCTAAGATGCCACCTATGAAAAAGGATTACAAGGTTACATTCATTCATAATGTGAGTAAGGTTGAAGACATCCCTACAGATTGTGACACATCATTGTATGTCACATCTAAGGACATAACATTTTACCAATACTATGAACGATTCAAGAATGTGATAGATGACTTTCTAATCTACAATGTTGGCGAATGGTTAGTGTTAGAAGTAAGTGTTAAAAAGGGCAAAGGACCTAAAATAGAATAGAGGTTATTGAATATGGTAGATGAAGAGATTAAGAAACGAGTTGAAGGAATTGCTACAATCAATTTTAGTATTTCTAAGTGTCCTGTAAAAGTATATGAAGAGTTTGTTCAGTTTTGTAAAGAAGAGACTGGCGATAACTATGCTTTTGGACTTAAAATGGCGTGTGAAGCGTTAAAAGGGAATGTTAAAGATGCAGTTTTGTTCCAGAATCATTTGGAACTGAAAGATCGAGTAATGGTTCTTGAAAACAAATTGAATGAAAGAAAAGTAGAAAGTGTGGACAAAATTGTCCCTAAGACTTTCGGGAGTAAATGAAAATGAATGATATGTTAGATAGGCACATAGTAAAAGGTTTCCAAGTTGAAATCGAAACAAATGGTGTTAAAGATACACTAATTTTACAAACATTACCAACACTTTATCTTGCAGATTGTTTTTGGATTATGAATTCAATCAAAGCAACTAATGTTAAAGAAGCAGATTCTGACGAAGTTAAATTAGAGAAAATGAATAAAGCTTATACAGAGGAGTTTTTCATTAAAGGTTCTAGGATTGTTCATGATTGTTTGAAATTATCCATGCCTGAAAAAGACCCAGAGTCAATTAAATTATTCGCTACTCAAAAGTTCTGGGAATTGTTAAATCCCATTATTGAAGGTTGTATGATGACTCCTGAACTAAGAAAGAAAGCTGAACATTTGCAAAAAGCTAGAGCAAAAGCAAATGAGCATAAAGAGTAGGCTTGACAAGCTCAAAAAAGAAGATAAGAAAGATCCAATTGTTTATCTTTATTATACACTTGCTAAGGAATTTGGTTGGGATTACCATCAGGTAAATGCCTTACCTATTCCTTATGTTTTATCCATGGTTGGTGCTATAACGGACCAAGCTAATGAAGAACAAAAACAAATGAAAAAGAGTCAAAGAAGAAAACGATGAGCAACCAAGCAGATTTCAAAATCCTTTTTGGAGAACAAGGAGGAAAACAACTTGCAGCTACTATGAGTATGGTAGCTAGAAATATGAAATCTGTTGGTGCAAATGTTAAATCTTTCGATAGATTAGCTTTGACTGCTAAAAAGGCAACTTCTAAATTAGACGCAACTAACAAAAAGATTACTGCACAATCTGCTGCACTGAGAACGGCTCAGATTGCTCAGATTGGTATGGCTAAATCTGAAAAGAATCTTTTCAAGGGCAAGAAAGAATCTATAGATAAGTTAATGCAAACTAGGATTAAAGACAGACAGTCTGTGAAGTCTGCTACTAATGCTATGAGGGAACAAGCTAAAGTAGTAAAGAAAAGTAGGCAAGGTGTTATAGACAATCAAGTTCTTGCAGCTTCTCAAGCTAAAGCTGTTAAATCAGGGATGGCACTTAAAGCAAAAGATTCTAAACTGTCTGATAAAATCCAAGGTCAAGAGTTAGCTGCTAATAGACACAGGGCAGAAACTGCTGGACCAGGTGGTTCAGGATTAGCTAAGCTAGGTGATGTAGCTACTATGAATAGTGAACAGTTCAAAAGGTTCACATTATCTGGTGGTAAAACTTCTGGTATGATGGCTGGTATGGCTAGTAAAACAAGATTATTAACTCAAGGATTAGGAAAATTTAGAATGGAACTCTTAGGAGTAATGTTCTTTGGTCAAGCAGTTGCAGGTATGATTGGGAAAATGGCAAGACCTGCAGCAGAGATGTTAGGCATATTCGATTTATTAAACATCACTTTAGGTATGTTATTTCTACCAATAATGCTGGAAATATTACCTTATGTTTTAAAATTTATGAATTATATATTAGGTATAGATGAAGATACAAGAAAATGGATAGGTGGTCTCCTATTATTAGTAGGTGCGCTCTTCACAGTTTTAGCTGTTTTTGGAATGGTAGCACTAGGTATAGGTTCATTAATTACTTTGTTTACTGGAACTGGAGCGTTAGTTGGATTAACTGCTATTTTTGCAGGATTTGGTACAGCATTAATGACTGCAGCACCATGGATTGCAGTATTGATAGCAGTTTGGATGACTGATTTAGGTGGATTCCAAGACTTTCTAATAAGTACATTTGATGTCATATTCATAACAATCAAAGAAGTATTTGGTGATTTATTCGAAGTAGTTACAGAGATGTTTGCAGGAATAGGTGCATTATTATCTGGAGACTTTGATGAAGCTACTAAACATTTTGAAACAGCTTTAGCAACATGGAAAGCTGTAGCATTAAAAGCATTTATGGGCATAGGTGCAGTATTATACAATGTGTTTGCTTGGGTAGTAAATGCAATCATGCAATTATTCTATGTAGTTCTTGTGGGTGGAATACTTTTTGCAATGTCAGAATTAATGACTAAACTTCAAGAGATATTGATAAAGATTTCAGCAGCTGCTAAGAAAGTAGGTTTGAGTCAAATAGCTAGGGATACTTCAGACTATGCTAATTTATTAGGCACAGGTGCTGCAGGGTTAGATAGTGGAAGAGATTTCTTAAAAGGCGCTGCAGAAGATGCAGCTTTAGGATATTTAACAGGTGATGATATTAAAGCAGGTTTTGATGTAATTGATAAATTAGCAGCAGCTAAACCTAATGATTTTGTAGCACCTGATGATTTTGTAGGACCTCTAACAGCTGCACAAGGAACAGGACCTCAATTACCTAAAATAATTGTAGAAGTGAAAACTGCTGCAGATACAACCACTCAAGAAGTAAATAATAATACAGGATCGGTGACAGGCTCATGGTAACTCAACCAAGTGAAGTAGTAACAATAACCAGGGATGGACAATCAGTAGACATATTACTAAAACCTAGTGGTGTAGCTTTTTCGATGGATAAACAATTGAAAGAGATTAATGTACCCAACAATGCTGAGGCACCCAACACATTATTAGTGGATATGGGGAAACTTAAACAGGCAATGACATTCAATGGATACATTCATAATCAACCTGATGATACAGGTTGGGATAAAAAATCTAGATTAAGAAAGATGCTTTCCTCATCTGGTGCAATATCTTTGAAATGGGACGCTAATGACCCTGACCAATGGTCTGGTGGTTCAGTAGGTTCAGGTAATTGGACAGGTTTCGCAGGAAATTTAATGAAAGCAGAAATCAAAGAAGTTAATGAGACTTTGTTTGGTTCAGGTCCTTTGTTAGATGTTAGTGGGAATATAGTATTCAAAGCATTCGAGATTCAAATAGTATTCGCAGTAGGGGACACAATTTCAATCAAATCAACATGAGATGGCAAGATGTTAGAGACTTAGGATTAGGTCTATTCAAGAAACAGAACAGATCAAGAACACTTTGGATAGGTGGCAGTACATCATTTTTAGGATTAATTGCAATGTTACTAATGTTATCTGGAACTTCTGAAGTACATACTGATAATGGGTGTGTTGGTGAATATGGTAACTATACTGTTTGTGAAGAATATCTTAATTTTACTACTACTTATTGGGCATTTAAGTTTGAAGATTCATTTGAATTGATACAAACTCAACCCAAGATACACTATGAAGTTTATGTTCCTGCTAGGGGCAAAGGTAATTGGAGATTATGGAACATTACCAAAGACGGAATTAAAAGGAACAATAAGAATTATCCTACTAACAAATTCAAAATAGTATTTTACAAGGAAGCATGGCAAGAAGTTAAATGGTGGAGTGATTCACTTGGTGTACCTGATCCTATTTTGAAAGCTAAGAACTTTAAACTAAAGTCGCCTTGTATTGAGAATAAAACTGTTCAGCATTTGAACTTTACTACTTGTTGGAATGTCACTTATGACATTAATGTCACTTGTTATCCAGATTGGAACACAACTTGTGAACATTGTGAAGTGTTTGCAAACAGTACACAACACTGCTGGAATGAAGAAAGTTATACAAGACAATATTGTAATTCTACTTATTATTATACAACTGAATGTGCAAAGAGAGATCCTAGACAATTCCTAAAATATGGAAACGAATATGTTTTGACTAAAGAAGAATTAAACATTTACTGTTCACAAGAAAAAGTGAGAATTATCTGTGACGAATGTCCTGATGAAACTGGTGAAAATGATGCTAACTGTGATGGTAAGATTCAACTTGGAGAAACTGGTGTTCAGTTTAGAAAGAATAAACCACCAAGAGAATTTGGTTTTAATGGTGAACGGGTAATTAAGAAGAAGATTGGAAAATATTTCGGATTGAAATGGGGTAGTTTCAAATGAACTGGAAATTATTATTAATGAGTTTAGCGTTAGTATTATGCTTTGTTAGTTTTGTAAGTGCTGCTGAAATATGTAGCTTTATTTATGATGATGACCTTATTGGTATTGCTGATAAATTTAATAGAACACCTTCTGCTAACTTAGGAACTTCAAATACTGGTCAAGCATGGACAGAACAATCTGGAGATAGTATAGCTTCAGAATCCTGGACTTTTGTTAGTAGTGGTGCACTGTCTTATATTACAGATGCTATTTTTGACAATTCAGGGGTATATACTATAGGTATGCAATTAAATATGACTTTAAATTCATCAGGTGCTTATGGTTTTAATATGGGTGGTGCTTCTGGTGACCCCTTAGGTGAAATATTAGATTACGATAATAGGGTGGCAGATAAAATAAGAGTATGTGCCGATGCTGGTGCGGGTGCAACTACTGTTAATACTTACATTGGCGATTATATCATTAAAGCTTTCTGGGGTAATGGTGATGTTTTAGTTCAAACATTCGATTCTTTTGGTACATTCATAGAAAGTATCACTTCAAGTGTAGCTGGATGTTTCGATGGAGATAGAATGAACAGAGGATATTCTTATGGTGCCGGTAATTCAGTTCATGAGATGATAATATTCAACACAACTGGTGATACCGATTTCTGTCCAATTCCTAATTATCCAACCACTTTCACTAACAACGATTCAACATCTTACAATACCTCTCACATTAATGCTACAATTACTATTTCAGATGATAATGGTATTGATAAATATTATACACAAGTTTGGAACGGTACTTCTGTAGGTTGGCAAAATAACACATCATCTATAGAAGTTAATTATTACTCTGGCAACTCAGAAACTTTAATCAATGCAACTGATTTAGTTGCTAAGACTTGGGACATTTATCAATGGTGTGCAGAAGATGATACAGGAACAACAACTTGTTCAGGAAACATTTCAACAGTAACCTCATTTCCAGGAGATGTTAATATCTTAGACAGTTCTGTTTATTATACTTCAGTTGGTAATCAATCAATTGGACGACAAACTAATGGTACTTATTTAACTCTTACTGCTGGAGATTCTACTCCAACTTTCAATGCAGTTACTAATGGGAGTGCAACTTGTTCATTGAATGGAACTGAGTGTGGGACTACTGGTGAAACACTTCAAGTATGTACTTATCCGACAGCATTACCTGATGGATTAAACCCAATAGATTTCGTATGTGTAGCAGGAGATTATTCTAACAAGGGTACTGGTGCAAACACTTTAAACATTACAATAGATACCACTGGTCCAGAGATTATTGGGCTTAATGCAACAGATACAAGCACAGCACCAATTTTATCATGGACATGTAATGAAGGCTGTAATTATTCTATGAATGTTTATAATGATAGTGGATTAACAGCTTTGGCTTATTCAAATGAGAATAATACTTTTGCATTAGCTTTTAATGATCTAGGTTCAAATGTTGTTCCAGGGAATACTTATTATTCAGAATTAACTGTATGGGACATCCTAAGCAATTCAAACACTAACAATACTTATTCATTCACAATTGACCCTTGTGTAGTTACTCTATTACTTGACGGATTAGATGCTTCTAGAAAGTATGAGTTAGGAACAACTGCTAACTTATCAATGTCTAATAATTGTGCAGGATTTTCTAACTGTTTATCAATTGACCATCAAGGTTATGGTGACAATTATGTTTGTAACACAACTGATTCATGGATGTATAATTTGAAGATTAATAACATTTCATACACTAACTTATATGATGGTTCATTATGGGTAAATACCACTAACAATAGTGTGGTTGATTTCACTAACTTTGTTGATGAGTTAGCTTTGTACCAATTCCAATTGAAAGGTTATAATACAACTACTACTTACCCAGAGAATGTGGTTATGGATATATATTCAGATGGAATTGATGATGTAGTTTATCCTGGGTTTATGAACGCAACTCATGTGTATGATACAAGATTCACTAATGGATTGAGTGGTGAAGAGATTTTCTTTACAGTTGGTGAAGTCAAAACAAGATACATCAATTATACAACTAACAATGATAACACTTATAACAATGTTACATTCCAAGTGAGAGGATTCCAATCTGGATCATTCAAGTTTAATCATGAAGATAATTTCTTGAACACAACTAACATCAGTTCAACTACTAATGGGATTTTATCTATTCCTTATGATGATTTCAGTGTTGGAGATACAATTTCCAGATGGAGTGGAGATTATACTGTAACTCAAGATGTTGAAGTGTATGGTGTAGCAACATCAACTTCATCTGTCGGTGGGACTTGTGTACTTATCCAAGGTTCAGATTCTAACAATTTCCAATCAGCTAAACTTGATCTGGAAAATGCTAATGAATGGGATTTTATAGTTAATATGGCGTCATATTATTCTAGGCAAAGTTCATGTTATGTTTCTCATACTTGTAGTGGTAGTTCTAATATAGGAATAAAAGATATAACTTCTGGTGTATATACACCTATTGAAACTCAAGGAGATTTTGGTGCGTCCGTGACTTATACTATAAATATCCAGAAAGTTGGTACTAACTTCAAATGGTATCGTAATGGTGCCTTCCGACAAAATATACCTTATGATTCAACACACGAATATGAGTTGTATGCAGAACAAAATGCAAATTCTTGGGCAAAGTTAGATGGTTTTGGTAATCCCTACACTTGTGGTGGTTCAGCTTATACAAGAATTAAACCATTAAACTTTACAGGATTCACAACCTTATACAATAATGGAAGTATGAGTTGGAATACAACCAAAGAAGCTGAACTAATCAGTGTAGGATTTATTGTGGCACAGAACATTACAAGGGCTAAACTTACAACTACTAGTCTAAACACTAATGGTGGGAGTTATGAGCTGTATCTTTCAAACAATAATGGGAGTGATTGGGAATCAGTTAATGATGATGCATTCCATGTGTTCACAAGTGTGGGTGATATATTGAGAGCTAAGATTAATCTTACAGTTACTGATACTGATGAACCTTTAACATTAATCAGTTACGCATTAGAAATCAGTGATGGGACTATCAATAACTTGAAAGTATATTTGGTTTCAACAGATGGGACTATTGTATTCAATTCAACAGGTGTGTTAAATGAAACAAATTCGCCACAAACTGTAAACATTGCAGGTTCAGATATTAAAGCAGCTTTGGATAAAAGTGAGAGTTCATATGCAATCCCTATCATATTCACTTCAGATTCAGCAGGTAAGTTGAATTATAGTGATTTGAGTTACTCAATGGATTTAGATGCAACAGACATTACCCTTGTAGTCAATTCAAGCTCAGAATTCAATGCAACTATAACTTTTGATGGAGATGGAAAGGTTGAATTAAATAGCCTTAATATGCAGTATTATGGGAATAAGAATATCAATATAACTTATACACAATTGAGTGGAACAACTCAAAATGATATGATTATGAGGTATTCACCATTCAACATTACTTATCCTAACAAAATCTACTGGTGGGACTTTTTCCCAACAGCAAGAAATCAAAGTAACATTTCAGCTTATGGACAAACTTCAAATCAAGGTATTTGGAATTTCACTGCAAATGCTGTGACTCACACTGAGGGTGTAGATATTTATGCAAAATACCAACAGGATATGAGTGATACTTGTTTGACCAGACTTGAAGTTGTTGGTTGGAACAATACTAACAATGGTTCAATATCCTCAGACTTAAGCTTAAACACTTCACAATTAATTGATAATGCTAATTCAACAACTGAAAATTATGGTTGGACTTATGCAAGTATTGATTGTAACGAGACACAAACAGTGGTTATACCTTATGTGTGTATATTCAGTTTGTGTGAAGGTTGTGTAAAAACCCAAGATTGGGAGGACGATTGCGATTTCGTAGAATAAAATGCCAAGAAGACCATCAAGACCAGAAAAGGGATTCATTTGGGTTCCAAGATTAAAAGGCGCTAAAGTAGTTATAACTATCAATGGTGTAAATGTTACTGGAAGAATATTGAACAGTAAATTTGTTAAAAATGTATGCCCTTCTGTGCCTTATTGTGACATAGAATTGATTAATACTGATGGATTATATACTGGCTTGTTCAAACAAACTCAAATTGTTAATTTTTATGCAGACTTTACAGATGGGACTAATTTAGAATGGTCTGGTGAAATCAATTCTTTGAAAGAGAAATTGGATCCAGATTTAGGTTACACTCTAAAAATTGGTGCAGTTATCCCTTTGAATGATGTAACTGTATCCAAAGCATACACTGGTGATACAACTTGTGATATTATATTCAAAGAATTAGTTGCTGAATATTTGCCTAATTACACATTTAATAATGTTTTACCTAGTATTACTAAACCAATCATAACTTGGGACAACAAACCTTTCTGGAATTGTATAGAAGATTTAGTTAAATTAGCAAGAAGTGAAGTTGGTAGTATTAAAGGATATGATTCTTATTGTGATGAAGATAAGGGTTTGCATTTTTTTGAGAGAGGTTCAATAACTAATACTTCAGATGCAGCAGTATTTAACAATACTATGATTGGAAGTGAGGGTTTAGGCACAGAAGTTGGTCAAATTAAAAATAAAGTTGTTGTTTATGGTGAAGACGATTCAGGATTACCTGTTATTTCAACAGCTCATAATTTAACTTCTCAAGCAGAATATGGTATCAAAGAAGATATTGTTACAGATACAAGTGTTGGATCGGCTTCTTTTGCTGCAGAAACTGCAACTTCAAGAGTAGAAAAGACTGGAGAGGTTGATGTAGAAGGGAAAGTTAATTGTTTAATGTTACCCTCTTTAGAAGCTGGTGAAAGGTTGTGGGTAATAAATCCACCATCAAAGATTCATGCAGCGTACAGAGTATTTGAAATCACACATAGTTATCCTAATATAACTACTAAATGTAAAATAAACAGAGATATTAGTCTTGCTACTATCTTTCAAAAAAGGGTGGAAGCAGAGATTGCTAATAGGAAAATTACTAATCCTAACAATATGGATACATCTATCAATTATCCATTTAATTCTTCAGCAGAAATATCTGCTAAGGAATCTAATGTGCAGGTTGCAGAAGGCATTGTATCGCTTTCAAGTGGAACTCAAGGAACCTTCACAACTACTACCACCACTGTTACTAGCATAACTCAAGCAGAGATCAGAATCGCAGGTAGTGTTCTATCCAAAGTTGTAATAGAAATCAGTGTAGATGGTGGGAACAATTATGAAACAATCTTAACCAACACACTTCATACTTTAGCAAATTCTGGGACAAGTGTATTGTTGAGAGTAACTTTGAACAATTCTAATGCAGAAGTCGATAGTATAGCAATATTGTACAAATAAGATAGTGTTAAAAATAGCAAAAGGAGATATTTACTATGATAAGGAAGTTATTTTCTAATTTATTCATGGACAAATACTTCAAACAGCTTAAGCAATACAGGGGTGAGATTCTTGGTCTCCACAAAAGCAAAATTATCTTTTATTATTTGGATGGAAGGTCGTATTCAGATGTTCGGTCAGTTTTTAAGCAAAGTTCTAAGGAAGATTCTACTTTAATTAAATATTATCAACCATTCTGGGATTTAGGCACTAGTAGGTGGGAGAGTATCAAACTCGTTACTGACGCTGTCAATCGAAGGTTGAAGTATGTTCCAGACATTACGAATTATAATAAATGGGAATATTGGGCAAGACCTATTGAAGTTCATAATAGTCGAAGGGATGATTGTGATGGATACGCAGTATTATTGTGTAAAGTTCTAAGGCTTATGGGTGTTGGTGAATATGATGTGTTTGTTAGAGTCGGTGGAACCAAACGATTGAATGGATCTAAAGGTGAGAAACACGCAAATGTTTTGGTTAGAGAACCTAATAGCTTATTATTATTCCCTGTGGAAGGTAGTTGGTATCCTAATTTAACAATGTTGGAATTCTCAATGCACAAAAAACCTTTCTATAGACATCCAAGGTATCATAAGTCTGAGTGGCTTACTAATGATAAATTTTCATTTGCAAATACAAGGTGGTTTAAATTAGTAAAGTGATACATAGTTGTAACAAAGAAGTAGAGATTGCAGAAATGCACAAAGATATTAAATATATTCGTAAGGCTCTGGAAGGTAATGGAGTCAAAGGATTAATAGGGCATGTAGAAGATAACACCAATTTTAGAATTGGTAGTCAAGCAAAGGGTAACTTAATCAAGTATTTTGTTGGTAGTGGTTGGCTCATAACAATTGTTGTTGTAGTTTTCCAATTTTTCAAACAAATTTAGAGGTTCAAATGACTAAAAAAGAAATTAAACAGAAATTTAGTATCGTGATTAGTTTATTGAAGACAGCAACATATTCAGCATTAGGAATTGCTGGTACTGCAATAGTACAAGCTGTTCAAGGTGGTATGAATATTAAACAGGCTTTAATCTCTGGTGTTTGCATCGGAATCATGGCAGGTTTGAAGAATGTTGTTAAACACGCATTCGATACTGATATAGATTTCACTTATTTACTGAAAAAAAAATGAGTGACCATTGTGATCATTTAGAAGAGATATTATCTGCAGAAACTGCAATCATTCAAAGGCATATTGATGCTCATCACTCATAAGTATGATAAAAATCTCATTCTTTTTGTTTTTAAAAACGAAACGTTTATATAGAATTTATGCTTTTTAACTCTTATATTTGTGACAAAATCACAAAAAAGGGATTAAAATCTCTTAAAATG